ACTCTTCCTGGTAGCACATTGAGTCCTGTTAATGCTATAATAGATCCCACAACAAGTGGTCCTGGTACTAATTTACCAGCGGCGGCAACTGGTCAAAGATATTTAATATTAGACCATGTGCCTGACGGAGGAGCATGGGGTACAGCGGCAGGTAATACAAATGATATTATAGAATTTAATGGTAGTGCTTGGGTAGTGTCTTTTGATTCTAGTGTTACAAGTACAACACAATATATTTTAAATAGTACAACAAGTAAACAATATGAATGGACTGGAACAGAATGGATTGATTCATATGAAGGAATTTACAGAGGCGGCTTTTGGAGAATTTATTTATGATACATGCAAGTGGATGCTTTTTTATTAGTAATACAACAGGAAATATTTGTTTACAACTAAGATCTACAACAAGTAATCATCCTAAAACATGGGCGTTTTGGGGCGGCAAGTCGGAAGAAGGTGAAAAACCAATTGATGCATTATTACGAGAAATAGAAGAAGAAGTTGGATTTTTACCTATGATTGGTAAAATATATCCGTTACATACGTTTACAAGTCAAGATGATTCGTTTATATATCATACGTATGTTGCTACTGTTCCTACTGAATTCCATCCAAAATTAAATGAAGAAACAGGCGGATACTGCTGGTGTAGTTTAGATTGCGTACCTAAACCTTTACACTATGGTGCAAAATATATTTTATTAAATAGAGGATATTGTGATAAAATTCGTACTATATACGATAATTCAAAAGATTCTTTTATTATGCGTAATTTTGCTAAAGAATTAGTAAAATAATTTACCATTTGTCTATAGGACAATGAAAAAATTCAAAAGATGTTTTAACAGGCATTATACATTGACAAAGTTTACATTGTTTAAGTAAAGGTCTATAATTTTCACACGCTTTACAAATAGGCATACGTAATTCGCGAAGTTGTTTCATCTTAGCAAACATAGATTTACTATCAGATTCTGATAGTTTGGTTTGTGTTTCTTCTTCTAACTGACCTATTGCTTGATCTTCTGCTTGTTTTACAAAATAACTATCAGGAGCAACTCGGCCTTCTTTATGAGCTGCCATCAATTGTTGTTGTGTAGGATTGTGTGCTTCTTCATAATTACCCCAATGAGAAGGGGCGTTTATATCTATACCTAAATCTTCTTTATATTTGGCACGATAATCCCGTAACTCGGATACTCGATATGTTGGCATGATTTAAAACTTATATAGGTTCGCTTTGACCTGTACTATGTACTACCGTCTGCTGGTCCTTCACCCGGGGGAGGTGTTCCGCCCGAATCTGGTCCACTTGGTACTGTAGGATCTGCTGGCCAAGTAATTAATGCAACATGTTCTATATCTGCATATGTTGCTGGCATATCACGGAGTGCTTGTCTATAAACATTCCATTCTTGTTTTTGTTCTTCTGTAAGAGAAGTTTGGGCATCTGCTAATTGTGTCCAATCACTTTCTGCTAATAATGCATTACGATTAGTTCTAACATCGTCCCACGAAGTAGGTCGAGTTAACCAAAAAATATTCATTCTCTCAAGTCGTTCTTTGAGAGCACCATATTTTTGATCTAATTCCCAAATTCGAAGTTCTGTTCCTGCTAATGGCATTATATTCTCCTATTAAAAATACATTATTACGAGGCCGTCACCTAGACCGCCTTCTTGTCGTTGTCCAACACCTGTGATATGATCTGAATCAGTAAATGGTTCTATGTCACTTCCTCTGTATGTAAATGCGTTAGTAAGACTAGGTTGTGGATGTACAGTATTACCTATATAACCTGAACCGCCTCCGCCACCAGCAGAATGACAACTAGCTGAACATGTTCCGCCACAACCACCAAAATAGCCTCCGCCACCGCCGCCATACCACCATGAGCAATGACTTCCGCTACCACCTTGCATAACGGAACCGTAACCACCTGTTTGCGAGCCATAACATCTGTTGGTCCAGTTCCAGTTAGTAGATGGATAATCTCCGCAACTACCACCGTTAGCGTGAGTACCAAAACCCCACCAACCAGTCTCTCCTCCACCATCACCACCACAACCACCATTTGGCCATACAGAGGAACTTCCGCCTGCGCCGCCTGCTATCATAATAGCTCTAGCCTGATCAGTACCTGACGAATATGTTATACTATCATGTCCTGAAAATAGACCCGACATTCCACCTGCATGGTATCCAGAACCTGAGTGAGATACACCTCCAAATGCTACCGAATTCATACCTACTACAACCTGGAATTCATCACCGGGATTAACTGCTAATGTACCTTTAGAAAATCCGCCCCATGCGTATTCACCATATCTATCACTGGCGCCCCACATTTTTAAATCTATGGAATAAACACCGGTTGGTGCAGTCCAAGTTTGAAATCCACCAGTTGCCGCAAATGTTAATTTTCTTTTTCCCATTGAGTTGGTTTGTACTGGTGCTGAATTACCACCATATGCACCAACAGCTGTAATCTTTGCATAAATTGTTTGGCCTGCGTCTGCAGAAGATCTAGTATAAGCAACACCAGTAACTGAAAGTGCAGTTTCTACGCCTGCTCCGTCTGCCATAAACCAGTTATCAATAAAAGAAGCTGCATTAAGCCAAGTTCCTCTATCTAGTGTAATTACATCACCGATATCACTACCTGTTTGTCCACCTGGTACTGATAATGAAGGTATAACAGTATTTAAAACTTCAGCTGCCGAACCTGGATAAGGTATTTTTTGTGCCCATCCTGTTCCATTCCATACCCAAACATTACCATTTGGATCTGTCCATGGACTACTCGATGATGCCGGAAAATCTAGTGCTGCCATAATTGTTTATCCTGTATTATAATATATTTATTTATCCTTCTTTGTATATAGTAACTGTTGTATAACGTTCTATACCTAAACTGAGTGCTTTACCTAATGCTTCTGTACCAGCATTAGATGTTCCACATTGATGTTCAATTCTAAGTGTTGCTGGACCTGATGATAAATTAGTATAATGTACTTTACCAGTACTATAAGAAATATTAGATGTGCCTGTATCTGACCATGCTGCCGAACCATCTGCTACTAATGAACTATCAGTAACATTATATAATCTAGTAGTATGACCGTCAACTCCTACAGCAGGTGCCGACCATTCTATTAGCCAACCACCTACATCTAAACTAAATTCATTGCCTGATAATGCAACAATATTATCACCATCTACAACTTCTGTATTAAGAACTCTTGTAACCCACGAGCCTGCTGTAAATGCGCCGCCAGCAGTTCCTGATGCTTGTTGTTCTTCTAATATAGCATATTCTTTAATTTGTGATCCTGTTTCTATTACACCAGTTGATACTTTAACCCATTGGTTACTTGGACTTGCTGTACTATCTTCCATATAGTATACATACATTTCACCAGTATCTGTTTTAAACCACATCTGACCACCGTCTGAAGCAGGTGGAGGTGTAGCTGTTGTATATGCTTTTGCATCACCGCCCGAAACACCAAATGCTGTACTAGTAGATGCTTTAATCCATTGATCAGAGTCTGTGTCTTGATACATAAAATAAAGTTCACCAGTGTCTGACTTCCACCAAAATGCACCCGGATCTGCAAGTACGCCTGTTGGAGGTGTTTCTGAACTTGTTACTCCGCCTACACTTCCCCAATATTCACTGCCAACTGTACCATTGGACATTAGAACCAATCCTGCTGTAGCACCACTTTGTGCTGGTAGTTCCAGTGGGGTTGGCTGCCAACTAACATTAGTTCCATCTGTTTGAAGGAACTTTGTAGCATGTGTGGCTTGTGACGGAAATGCATCTGGATCAGCACTTGCCCATACTGTGCCTGTGCCGTCTGATTTTAAAAACTTACCCGATTGTCCTGTAGGTGTAGCAACGTCTGCTAAAGTACCTATGCTATCTGCATATGCAACTTTGGTAGCCAAATTAGTAGTCATTGTACCTGCAAAGTCTGCATCGTCTGCCAATGAAGCTGCTAATTCATTTAATGTATCTAATGCCGCTGGTGCTGAATTTATTACATCAGACCAAACAACATTTGTACCATCTGTAGTTAATATCCAACCATCCTTACCTGTTTGTGAAGGAAACGCATCTGGATCTAAATTCGACCAACTTGGATCTGTGCCGTCTGATTTTAAATATTGTCCTGCTGAACCTGTTGCTAATCTAACATGCTGTGTAGCATTACGTGTAAGTAGATCACCCTGTGTTGTTAGTACTGCCTGTGGATCACCTTGTGATACAACGTTCCATATAGCAGAATTAGTTCCTGGTACCGTGCCTGTATCTGTGTTTACAACAAGTACATATGAACTTTCATTATGATTAACAACATCATCGATTAAATATGCTGTTGCGCCGCTCCACACACCTCTCCATTTTAAACCTGATGTTAGTATAGCAAATTTTGTATTATCGGATGGTAAATCACCTGCTGTAGTAGTTGCTACTACACATACATAAGTAGAACCACCATACCGTACTGTTTGACCTTTTACATATACAGTACCAATATTCCATACACCACTCCATTCAAACCCACCTTCTAACAATACTTCTATTTCAGAAGCAGCTGGATCAAATACTGCCGGTGACGTGTGTTGAGTTGTTACTCTATATTGATTTAAACCCTTTCGGAAAACATCATTTACTTTATAAAAAGAACTAGCAACCCATGCACCTGTTACAAATAATCCTTGGGTGTGTTCATTCCATTTAGCTGAATCTGTATAAAAATTTGCTATTGCGTTACCGCTTGTATGGTTTTCTATACAAACAAAGGTAAGACCACCATACTTCGTAATATCATCAATTAGA